CCGCAAACCCATCAAGGTCCACGAAGGCAAGTCCAGTTTCGCCAAATTCATGGATAGCGACCGCCCCGCCATCCTCCGCCTTATCGCCAAGCGTCACGGCTTCAACGAAGTCTGGTGACGTCCCTTCAACCCTAGCAGGGGGCAATGAGGCCCCCACACCTCCAGGAGAACGGAAAAATGAGCAATCAATCCACGCGCGCGAGCGACCCCCAGGCCGATCCCCGGCAGCCCTTCGCGCTGTCCAAGGCAGAGGCCGAACGGCTCCAGGTCCTGGGGGCACGGGCCTATGTTGCCCCCGACGGGGTGGACGCGCTGAACGCCTATTGGGCCGAGCTGGGCACCACGCACGGCTTCGTCTGGACGACGGTGGAGGACCTGGCGTGGACCGGGCCGGACCAGAAGCCGGAGCTTGGCGCGATGCGCGAGGTTGACGGTGCGACGTTCACGGCCTGGCCCCAGGTTGGCGAATGGCAGCCCGATCCCGACGCGGTGGCATGGCTGAATAGCATGGTGATGGAAGGCAAGGCGGGCACGCTCAAGAACCGCGAGCTGATCCTCCGCGCGTTTGCTGCCGGCCGCGATCAGGGCTTTGCCATGGGCACGGCCACCCAGCCCCAGCTCCGGCTGGGATGGGATGGCATGGAGTTGATTCGTGAATGTGCAGTGATGCTGCGCGGTTACGAACAGCACCACCGCGACCGCATGGCCCACGGCAAGACGGACGACGAAGCCCACGCCAGCTTCACGAAGGCGGAGCGCAATGGCACCATGGCCGACAAGCTGGAGGCGTTCCTGGCCGATCCCACCCGGTCGCACCTGGTCCACGATGCGCTGCGCGAGACGCGGCGCGACAATGAGACGGCAGCCCTGGCCGGCTGGAACGCCGCCATGCGCCAGGTCCGCGAGCTGGTGGTAAGCGAACGCGCCCAGGCCGGCAGCGCGATCCCACCCCTGGTGCTGCTGGCGCGCCTGGACGAACTGCCCCCGCCAGAGGACATGGACGAAGTGTTCCAGCGACTCCGCGATCCCATGGCCCAGGTCGATCGTCTGCGCGCCGCGTTGCGCGAGTGGCTGGAAAAGACGGACTGGGTAGATGAAGGCTTGCGCAATGGCACCTTCAACGAGCTGGGCCTTCCAACGCAATGGGGCCGCCATCGCGCGGACACAATGCGCGAGGTGGTGGGCTTGCTTGGCAAGCGCCTTGCCCAGTCCCTTGCCGATACGTTAGCCGGGTTGCGCGTCCAGGCGGCGGCCGACGTGCTCCAGGCCATGGGGATCACCGGCAAGCATTGCACATGCCCGAGCGGCTGGGGGATCGAAGTGGGTTGCCCCGTGCATGATGCGGAGGACCCGGCGGCAACGGTGCGCACGATCGAAGAAGCGGCAGCGGCTGGCTTGGTCCCCGGCCTGGACCAGGAGCGCCTGGACGCAATCCGCCTCGCGCGCGACACCGACGCGAATGGGCCGCATGGGGATGAAGAATCCACCCAGGTCCGCACCCGCTACCCGGCGGCGGAAGGCCTGAAGTGCATGGGCAAGCCGGAAGGGGAGGCCTAAACCATGTGGATGGACGACAGCAACCGGGGCGGCGGGGAGCCGCCCCATGGGCATGGCCCGGTGATCAACGTGCTGAACACCAGCTTTGTGGACGTGAAGCTATCCCTGCCGGGGTTCCAGGGCCTGCCGGATCGCCACACCAACGCCACATTCACCGTTGGCTTTTGCCGGCACGGCGCGATGGTGGTGGACGTGCGCGGGTGCGCTGTCCTACCATTGCCTTGCCATGCCAGCACATGGCGACGCATAGTGATCGCGACCCGTTACCTATTCGGCCGGATCACCGCGCCGAACCCGGATGCCCCGGAGGCCTGCAACGATGGCGCTTGAGCAAGAACCGATGGCAGACACCCTGGCCCGCGCGGACAGCACCGTGCGCTTCACCGCCACCGGCGGGGAGGAGAACGGCCCATATCAGTGGGACCGCTTCTCCCTGGTGCGCGGTGCCGATCGCTGGCCTGGCACGGGCATGGGCGTGCTGGGCACCACGATCACCGTGCGCTTCCCCGTGCCGCTCCGTGACGGGGACCAGGTGGAGTTGCCGGGCGCATGATCCAGGGCGACCTATTCGGCCCCGCGCCGATGGTGTCGCGCTGGCCCGGCGACGGCCCGTTCTCCTCCCAGGTGTGGAGGCAGGAGGAGAACGGCACCGCTATCCGCCGGTGGTTCGATGGCACCGGCTGGTGCCAGGCTCTTTGCGCCCCATGCGAACGGTGCGGCCTATGGCACCCCCTGGATCACAAGAACGACCACCCCACCCACTACATGCCGACGGCTTATGCCGCTGCCATGCGGTGCCCAGGCGGAGCTGGATGGTGGCACGCATAGAATGCACCCCGACCGCGATAGTTCAGCAGGCCGACCGCTTCGACCTGTTGCGCTGCCGCTGCCCTGTCTGCCTTCGCCTGGATGCGCTTCACCCAAGCGAGGGTTTCCAGCTCGCTCTTTTCCCATATCAACCTTTCCGACTTGTCCGGTTAGGCCGGAAGGTTTAAGGCTGCCCTTCCCAACCAGGAGAAGGGCAACATGATCGACAACACCACCATGACGGAGGAGCTGCTGGCTTGCTCCGCCTTCACCCAGGACGCGGAAGGGCTTGTCCGCGTCGATCCCGCCGTGCTGCAACGCGCGGCAGAACTCCTCGCCCAGTCCGCCAACAAGGACCTGTCCGCGCTCCAGCAGGAACGCGACGCCCTGGGCTGGGCCACCATGCGCATGTCCGTCGCGCTCCGCCTGCTGAACGCTTCCGGCATGAAGGGCGTGTCGATGCCGGGCAGCGGCATCCTGGTCCCCTGGCTGTCTGGCTGGATCGACGCGGGCATGGACGAACCGCTGCACTGGCCCAGCGCCGTGCCCTTCGCGTGCCAGCTCCTGACTTCCTGGGGGTTCCAGGACGTGGGCGGGTTCATCGGCAAGACGATGCCCACCGACGGCCGGGCTGGGCAGCGCACGCAATGAGCGGCCACACCATCACCGCCGTGTTCGGCATGGAGCCGCAACGCGACCAGGAGAACGCCCAGGCGCATGTCGTGGGCAGCAAGTCCTACGTGGTGGGGCCTAACGTGCCTCGACCATTCACCGTCGGCCGGATCGAACGGCGCATGGAGAACTTCGGGGACCATGGCCTGTTGTGGTTCGACGTGTTCGACACCGACGGCCGGCTGGCCACGTCCATGCAGGCCCGCGCCGTTGCCGAGATTCACTACGGCCAGGAGAAAGACCAATGATCAAGCTGCTGCGCGGCCTTTTGGCCAAGATCATGGAGTCGACCAATATGCAGACGCCGTCGTGCGAAAGCTGCAAGAAGGCAGGGGGCGAATGCTATATTTGCTGGCTCGACCGGGCTTTGTGGTGAGCGTTCGGGATACGCTTGCCCGCTGGGCTATCGCGAGAAGCTGGAGGTTGCGGAGTGCCGCGCGACAGCATGAGGACCAGCTCCAGCGCACGCGGGATTTCGAGGACAGCATTCGCACGATGCTCGAGTCACCGGAAACGATGCGCTGGGCCATTCGCGTATGGCACGCAGCCCCTGGCAACCAACCAGACTTCGCCAATACCCTTTTGGTGGACAAGGCCTGGGCAGTGATCCTGGGTCGCGACATAGCCGATGCAGTGGCCAAAGGTCCCTACAACCCGGAGGTGCGGTCATGAGCTACCGCTACGCCCAACAGCGCGCCAACCGCGCCCGACTCAAGGCCGATTGCGTCGTGCTCCTGGATCGCCTGGCCGCCGCCTATTCCGGCACGCTGTCCGACCGCGAGGCCCGGCAGATCGCTGAAATGCGGATGCGCCTGGCCCCGCCCACTGGGGTTAAGGCCCCGATCATTCACACCGACTTCACCAGGGGGAAAGTATGAAGCGCGAACGTGCCGAGCGCGAGGCCGCACAGCAGAACCGCAACGAACACACCGAAGCCTATCATGCCTGGCACGCTGGCCGGAACCGCTGGCAAGTCCGGCGTCGGGAGGCCGATGGCAGCGCCACGGTGATCGCGTCGTGATCGGCGCGCCCACCCCCGTGGCCTGGATGCTGCGCGAAACGACTGCGCAGGATGGCCCCCTTACCTCGCGCAACACCCGCACCATGTGCGGCGAGGTGTTCATGTCGGAGGAGACAGCCACCGCTGCCGCCACGCGCAAGTCCGGGCGCTGGCGCACCGTCTCCGCGTTCCCGGTGTTCGCTGATCCCCTGCCAGAGGCCGAGCCGGCGAAGGAGTGGCGGTGCTTCCACTGCGATGCCCTGTTCACCAACGTGGCTGCCGCCGCTGCCCACTTCGGCACGCGCGAGGACCAGACGCCCGCCTGCCAGCTCAAGGCCAGCGAAGGCGGCCTGGTCCGCGCGCTGCGCGAGGCCGAGGACGAATGCGAGCGCGTCCACACCCAGCTCCATGCGGAAAGCGCGGACGGACTGCGCGCACTCCAGAACAACCTGGGCCGGCACCGCACGGCGCTGATCGCCCAGGAGGAGCTGGGCTATGAACGCGGAATCCGCGACCAGGCCCGCACGGTGGAAGTGCTCCGCCGCGCGCTGGTGTGGCACGGCGATCCCGCGCGCATGGCCACCACGCGCGAGGACTGGCAGCAGGAGGTGGACGAAGCCATACGCTTCGTGCGCGACAACCCGGAGGAGGGGCGGCCATCGTCGCCCACGCTCACCAACTGGACCGGCTGGGATGCCGAAATGCGGGAGGCTGGAGAATGAGCCGTCGCCCCAAGCATTACGATCGCCCAGGCAAGCGCCCTGGCCCGCCGCGCGTTCGCTCCAATGACACGGGCGGGTCTATCACCGACCAGCGCGCGCCGGAGGGCTACCGCTGGGAGCACGTCAACGATCCCCGGCCACGTGCCAGTCACTACGTCGGCCTGGGCAACTGCCGCTGCCACGTCGTGCCGATCATTCCGCTGAACTGGTCCCTGCCGGTGGAGACGGACGAACCAAACCCCCGCCGCGTGCGCGTGATCGAGCCGCCGTATGTATATGGGCCGGACGATACCCATGCAGTGGTGGAGTGGGCCAGCTCCTGGGGGGAGACGGCGACGTTCGAGCACGACGGCACGCCTTGCCCAGGCGATCCCACCATGCCCAAGCTCCGCAATGTGCGAGGGCTATGGCCCTTGGGCGTGACGGTGCCACCCGCGCCTATGCGCGGCCGGATCACCGCCGTGGTGTGGCCGCCCGCGCCGGAACCCCCCGCCCCGCCGGAGCTGCCCGAGGGCGTCTGGCCGCGCGGCGACGTGCTCATGTGCGAGTGCCGCGTATGCGAGCGCGCCATGCCGATCGAATGCGAACCGGAGGAGTTCGACCCCGACATGGCCTATTGCGGCGGCTCGCCCAGGTGCTGCCCATGAGCATGATCGTGATGGCGTGTAGCGCCACGAAGCGCGACGATCCGGGCGAGCTGCCCGCAATCGACCGCTACGACGGCCCCATGTGGCGCACCCTCCGCGCTTCCCTGGCCGAGCTGGGAGAGAGGCCCTTGCCCGAGGTATGGTTCCTATCCGCGCGCTATGGCTTTCATCCCGCCACCTTGCCGATTGTCCACTACGACGGGGTGTTGACGGAGGCACGCGCGCGAGACCTGTTGCGGATGCCAAGCTCCAACCACGTGGCCTTTGCGGAGGAGGTGCGCCGGCACGATCGCGTGCTATTCGCGGGCGGGGCCATATACCGCGACACCATGCTTCGGGCCGCCCCTATGGTCCGGCTGCTATCTGAAACCGATGGCGAAGGGATTGGGCACCACCGCGCCCAGCTCCGCGCCTGGATTGCAAGGACATGCGCATGAATCGACGTGATCCCGAACGGGAGCAACAGGGCAGCGAGCCTGCCAACCTGGCCGTGCATGATCCCGTTCGGGAGCAATATGCCCGCGCGCTGGTGTTCGTCTTCCTGGCGATCCTGGCCGTGCTGCTGACTGGGTGCGGCGAGGACACCAGCGGCGACGCCCTGGAACGCTACAGCATCCTCATGGACACGGACACCACCACGCCGGCAGAGCGGTGCAAGGCCAGCGGAGAGGTGGCCGACGCCTTCCTGCACGAAGGCAACCGCGAGGCCTACCAGCGGTGGCACGCAATCCACACGATCCAGTGCATGGACGACGGCCCCATGGTGATCGGCTAACCCAGGAGAACGAAATGCCCGACACGATCCACGCCCCCTTTGACGACGCCACCCGCGAGGCACTGCGCGCCTGGCAGGATTGCGGCTGGGCGCACCCCCTCACATGCGGGAGCTGCAACAGCGCCCTGCCCATGATCCCGGAGAAGCGCGGCCTGGTGTGCCCGTCGTGCTTCCACACCCAGGACTGGGTGCCCACCGCCTGCCTCACCCTTCCCGACAACCCTGCCGCGACCCTTGCGGCCAACGCGAAAGCCCAAGATGCGACAGATTGACACCGCCCTGCCGATGGCAGGCCCCGCCGTTCCCGAAGTGACGATAGCGCCGCAGCAACCCGCCTCGCGGGCCGAGCTGCTGGAACTTGTCACCAGGCTCACCCAAGAGGCGAAGATGCCCCCAAGCGTCAAGAATGCCCGATTTGTCCGCGTTCCGGCCCACCTCTACCTGGTCGCGGCGGACGTGGTGCGGCGCGAGCTGGCGAGCCTGGCCGAGCAATGACGACACTTCGGGAACAGGCCCGCGAACTCTACGCCAAGGCCCTGGAAGCCAACGGGGCAGGCTGGAAGAACGCAGCCAACAGCATCCGCGCCGGCCATGGCAATCTTTGGGTGCAAGCGGGTATCGCCGCGCTCGAGCGGGTGCTACGCACAGTGCCCGATGAAGCGGACGACGAAGGCGCGTCCGGGTAGTATTGCCCCGGACGCGCTGTTATGCGGCGGTATGGAGCATACACCAACACGCGACGCTTACTTCGCCGGCCTGCTGGATGGCGAGGCGGCTTTCATGCTTTTTCGCAAGCCTGGCAGGGCACCTATTCCCGCCATCGAAATCAACATGACCTGCAAAGCGACACTGGACGCTCTCGCTGCCTATTTCGGTGGCAATGTGCGTTCGCGCAAAATATCCGCGATCAGCAAGAAGCCGCAATTTCGCTGGAGGGCAGAAGCTATGCGCGCGCGTGAAGTGGTGACAGCTATCCACCCCTATGTCATCACCAGGCGCGAAGCGGTGGAAAGGTTCATCGCGGTGTGGAGCGAGCTGGGGTTGTGGGAGAACGCAAGCATCAAGGATTGAAGCCCAGGACAATCCCAAAGCGGGCCGCAAAGCCCAGGCCGCCCACGTGCATGAAGGGGCACCCCATCACGGAATGGGGTGCCCCTTGCCATGTGTGCGATGCAGAAGCCGCTGCTTTCGCCGCCCAGCTCGGCAATCCGCCCGAGGAGCTGGTGGTGCGCACCTATGACGGCAAAGCCACCTATTTCCGCATCCCCAAGCACCTCCGACCGCGCCTCAAATCCCGACGGTGACGGCCACCAGGTGACTGCGCTATGTGTCGCGCTCCAACTCTCCAGGAGCCGAACATGAAGCCAGCAGTGATAGAGGGCAGCACCCACGCCTTGGGCGCTCCCCACAAGTGGGACCAGGAGGCCAACGGACGTTGCACCGTCCTCCATGTGAAGGCGGAGGTGATCCAAGGCATTGGCTTTCTTCGCTCGGCCTGGGAACCGGAGGAAGCGGACCCTGGCCTGCTACTTGCCGGCGCGCGCATGGTTCTGGGCATCGCCGGAAGCCCGGACCAGAACAACCAGATTGCGCACCCCGTCGTTCACCTCGCGTTGACAGACGTGCCGGAGGACATACCGCCCACGCTCACCGCTCGCCAGTTCGTTCAGCCCGACGGCAGCCAGGCCCTGCACGTGGAAATGATCTTTGGCCCTGGCAAACGCGGCGTGGCCACCGTTTCCATGAACGCCTCGCCTTTCCACGAAGCCGTGGCGCTGGGTGCGGAGAACATCACCGAAATGGCCCGCCTTCGCGAGTGGATTGCCTAATGGCTGCCCCGAAGATCACGCTGCGCAAGGCGGCCGAGCTGCGCGCCGATCCGCGCAACGCTCGCACGCACTCGCCCGACCAGGTGCGCCAGCTCGCCAACGCGCTCCTGGAGTTCGGCTTTACCAGCCCGATCCTGGTGGACGGCGCGGACAAGCTGGACATTGCCGCCGGCCACGGACGCACGGAGGCCGCCCTGCTGGTCTATGCCGAGGGCGGCACGCTCCGCTTCCCCAACGGCGACCCGCTCCCCGCCGGCACGGTGCCCACTCTGGACGTGTCCGGGTGGACGCCAGAACAGCGCCGCGCCTATGTGGTGGCAGACAACCGCCTGGCCGAGCTGGCCGGCTGGGATGAGGGTATGCTGCGCGAGGAGCTGGACGCCCTTGCCGGCGCGGACTTCTCCCTGGACACCATCGGGTTCGACACCGATGCCCTGGCCGCCCTGGCCGCGCCACCAACCACCGAACCCAGCGGCGACGCGGTGCCCGCCGGCACGATCAAGCCGGATACCGACCTGGACCTGGTGCCCGAACCCCCTGCCGATCCTGTCACGATCCGGGGTGACGTGTGGCAGCTCGACCAGCACCTGGTGGGATGCCTGGACAGCACCACCGACGCGGCACGCGAACTCTACGGCCAGGTGGACCTGGTGGCGACTGATCCGCCCTATTGCTCCGGCGGGTTCCAGGAATCGGGCAAGTCCTCCGGCTCCGTCGGGGTGCGGAACGAACAGAAGAAGGTGGCGAACGATCGCCTTTCCACGCGCGGCTACCAGGCCCTCATGAAGGCGGCGGTGTTCGCGATCCCATCCCAGTTCTTCCTGGTGTTCACCGACTGGCGCATGTGGACTTACCTGTTCGACCTGGCGGAGGGCAGCGGCGCTGGCGTGCGCTCCATGATCGTCTGGAACAAGGGCAATGCCGGCATGGGGCGCGGCTGGCGCGCGCAACATGAGCTGATCCTATGGGGCTGCCGCGCGTCGCCGCCCTATGAGGATGGGTTTGGCGGCCTGGGCAACGTGCGCACGATCGGCCGGCAGTCCAACGACCTCCACACTACCCAGAAGCCGGTGGAACTTATGCGCGAGCTGATCCGCAACACGCCCTGGGCCAAGGTGGTGGCCGATCCGTTCGGCGGCTCCGGCACAACCCTGATCGCGTGCGAGGCCGAGGGCGTGGCGTGCCGCACCACGGAGCTGGACCCGGCCTATGTGGACACGATCGTGCGCCGCTGGGAAGAAGCCACCGGCGGCCAGGCGATCCACAAGGCCACCGGCAAGACGTTCGCGGAGATTGCAGCGGAGCGGCTTGCATCCGCGTGAACCGGACGCTATGTGACGGACGGGGCGAAGACGACTGCCGGCCATGGTGGCAAGCCCTAGAAGGAACCTAGTTCCGAAGCGTAACGATGGCCGGGCTTTGCAACGCGGGTCACGTGTTGACGCTGACGTCTAGCGTAAAGCGCGTGACAGCCGGAGAGACGGCAGCCGAGCGGAGGACGTGGGCGGTAGGCGGCCCAGCACTGCATTGCGCAGACGATCCTCCGACCAGTTCCCGCAAGGGGCGATGGGGTCCGGTGGGTTATCCGCCACCCGGATTAAACAAGAGGGAGCTGGCCAGCGGCACTGTCCGCACGGCTGATCGGAAGCGATCAATTCGCCCCCATCGAATGGATAGCCGGCCTGGGCAGCCGGAGGGCGCAAGTCCTGGGTAAAGGCGGCCGAAAGGCGCGGTGCGAAAACCCCGACTGCCACCCACGGGAGGCCCCACTGGAAACGGTGGGGCCTTTCGCGTATCTGGGGAAAGCGCGCCAAGCGCACCAGGAGACGAACCATGCCCGACACCTTCACCGACGACGAATTGCAAGCCGAGCGCATCCGGGCCGAGAAGCTGGCCCACCTCTGCCTGCTGCACGGCCAAATGGACGGCGGCAAGGCCATGCAATCGGTGGCCGATGCCATTTCCCATGAACAGGTGCTCCGTGCCCGCAAGCGCGGGGAATAAGCTGCCGCCGGTTCTCTCCGTCCGCCAGCCCTGGGCCTTCGCCATCATGCGCGGGGGCAAGGACGTGGAAAACCGGCCGCGCCGCCTGAACTATCGCGGCCCCCTGCTGATCCATGCAAGCGCCGGCATGACGGTGGACGAAGCGGAGGACTTCCGCGACTTCATCGTGGCCCAGGGCCTTCGTGGTCCATGGTGCGAAGGGGTGAAAGCCCTGGAGTTGCCGCGCGGCGTGATCGTGGGGGTGGTGGACATGGTGGATTGCTTGAACGACAGCCCCAGCCCATGGTTCATGGGCAAGTTCGGCTATGTCCTCGCCAACCCCAGGCCCTTCGCTTCCCCGATCGCGGCAAAGGGCCAGCTAGGCCTCTGGCGTGTTCCTCCGCAGCTATCGGCAGCGGTGGCGCAGCAGATCACCGCATAACCCACAACAGGCCCCTGTCAGTTCTAGCCTAAGTCGAACAATGGCGATGGACTCGACGGGGGCCGCTTCAAGGCATAGATTTCCGGCCATGACGGATGGACGCGCAAACAACGGTGGGCCACGCCCGAAGACTCGCGACAACGACGCGCGCGGCGCGCCCAAGGGAGCTATGGGCCAGCCGCCCTTTGAACCTACCCAGGAACAGCGCGACCGCGTGCGCACGCTGGCCAAGGCCTTTCCCGCCCATGCCCGCCACTACATCGCCCGCCTGCTGTCGATCAGCGTGGCGACCCTGGACCGCCATTTCCATGACGACATGGAGCTGGGCCGCGCCGAAATGCTTGCGAGCGTCGCCGCCCAGGTGGTGAACCGCGCCATGAACGCCGCGCACGAAACCGCGAAGGGCGACCTGGACGCGCAGAAGTTCATCCTGGCGCGCCTGGGTGGCTGGTCCACAAAGCTGGAGGTGACGGGCAAAGATGGTGGCCCGGTCCAGTTCAAGGACTTTGACCTGTCCAGCCTGACGGAGGAGGAGAAGCGCCTCCTGCTGGGCACAGTGGACAAGCTGCTGGACGGCCCGGCCGAGGGCGAGGACGATGCGCCTACCGCCTAACCTGGTGACGATGGACGCGGCCCAGCTCCGTCACCTACGCGAACAGATCAAGCGGGAGTTGGAAGCGGCCGAGCTGGAGCGCACCAGGCAGAACGCAGAGGCCATCCGCAACCGTTGCCGCGATTCATTCGCGGAGTTCGTCAAGGCCGCCTGGCATGTGATCGAACCGGGCACAAAGCTCCGCTGGAATTGGCACCTCCAGGCCATGTGCGATCACCTCCAGGCGATCACCGAAGGCCGGTTGACGCCCTGGCTTATCATCAACGTGCCCCCCGGCAGCTCCAAGTCCACCATTGTCACTGTCATGTGGCAGGCTTGGGAGTGGGGGCCGAAAGGCTTGCGCCACCGCCGCTTTGTTTCGTCCTCATTTGAGGATGGCAACGTCACGCGCGACACGCGCAAGACGCGCGACCTGGTGCAATCGGAGTGGTTCGGCACGCTATGGCCAGAGGTGCTGGAGGCAAACGGCAAGCTGCTGCGCTCCGGCGAAACCAGCTTCGCCAACAGCGCCACCGGATCGCGCGAGGGTGTGGCATTCGGCAGCATTACCGGCAAGCGCGGCGACGTGGTTATCATTGACGACCCGCACTCGCTCAAAGGCGCGGAGTCGGAGGCCCAGCGCAATGAGACGGTGCGCCTGTTCCTGGAAGGTGGTTTGAACCGATCGAACGACGCGCTCACCTCCGCCATGGTGATCGTCATGCAGCGGTTGCACCAGGACGACCTAACCGGCGCGGTGCTCGCACGCGACCTGGGCTTTGTCCACCTCATGATTCCCATGGAGTTCGAGCCGTCGCGTCGCTGCCGCACCCCGCTCCAGGTAGACGACGGCGCGGGCGGAAAGCGCGACTGGACGGACCCGCGCTCCTACCTGGGCGAACTCATGGACCCCACCCGCTTCCCCAAGGAAGCCGTGGAGCGCCAGAAGAAGGCCGGCCCCTATGCCTGGTCCGGCCAGTATCAGCAGAACCCCGTGCCGCGCGAGGGCGGCCTGTTTGACGTGGACAAGCTCGGCCCCGACAATATCGTGGCGGCAGCTCCAGGCGGCGGCCAGGTGGTGGCAGGCTGGGACATTGCCGGCAGCAAGCGCAAGACTTCGCCCTACACCGTGCGCGTGCTGTTCAAGCGCATTGGCGGGGACATTTACGTCCTGGACGTGAAGCGCCGCCGCACCAACCCCACCGAACTGAACGCCATGGTGGAGGAGGTGTCGAAACAAGATGCCTTGGACTATCCCGGCCTCCTCATTTCGCTACCGCAGGACCCTGGAGCCACGGGCAAGGTGGTGAAGTGGAACTGGGCCGAGAAGCTCATGGGGCTGCGCTACAAGATCACGCCGGAGACGGGCGACAAGGAGACGCGCGCCGGCCTGTTCGCTGCCCATGTGGGTGTCGGCCGCGTGTTCCTGGTCCGCGCGGCCTGGAACAGCGAATATATCGAGGAGCTGCGCAACTTCCCCAGCGGCACCTACAAGGACCAGGTGGACGCCAGCTCGCGCGCGTTTGGTGAGCTGGTGGGAATGCCTGCCCCGCCCCAGAATGCCGCGCCGGAAACGGTGGACGCGGAGGTGGAAGCGGCTACACCTCAAACGGCCGAAACAATCGCGGACCCCTGGTGATGGACCTGTTCGACAATTTCCCTGAACCAAAGCGCCAGGCCGCGCCGATCCCGCCACCTGTCAAGCAATCCTTGACGGCTGAACTTGTAAGTGAAGCTGAAGGGTTGCCACCGCCGCCACCCGCCGCGCGCCCTGCCATAGTCCAGACGGTGGCCAGCTTCGCTTGTCATTGTGGTTGCCGGGACGAAGTGCTGGAGCCAGCCCCAGAAACGGTAGAGTGCTGGTCGAAGGATTGCGGCCGGACAATGCACCGTTGGTCCCCGAACTATTTGGTGCCAGATCGCAATGCACGCCAGTTGACGGGGACCGAACAGGCGCGGATATAGGGGCCTCCTCTCCTGGACGGCTGGACCTGGTGGCCACCTCTCTGTCCTCCAGGTCCACTGTCCTGGAGAGTTGCGCACCACCGATCCAAGGAGACGCTATTGTGTCGTTTTCCGTCAATGCACGCGCTGCCGATAAGGGCGAGCTGCGCGACTCCATCAACGACAAACTGGATGGCGTTGCCCTCCAGCAGTCCGCCCACAAGGCCGACAACGAGCTGGCAAAGGACGTTGCCGGCAAGGCGATCGACATGCTGGACGACCTCCCCGAAGGCGATGCGCACGAATACAGCATCACGATCGCCGGATCGCTTGGCTGGAATCATCCCATCAAGGATGGCGAGACGCCCGATAAGTTCACTACCGTGAACCTGAATGTTTACGCTGGTGTGCTCGCCAAGCCTGCCGAATAACGGGCCTTCGGGCCTATATGGAGCTGGGCAACCAGCGGGGGCCGTCGGAGCGATCCGGCGGCCCTTTCCATTCGCGTGGACCGGACGGCGGCAAAGCGATATGCAGTGACGCGAAGGAGCACCCTAACCTTGGCCGACAACAGCAACATTTGGACGAAGGTGGGCAGCGCGCTAGGCTTCTTGGCCGACGCTGCCGACATGCCGCCCGAGACGATCGACCAGAGCGCCATGGACACGGCCAGCAGCGACGCGGCCGAGCTGATCCAGAAGGTTGCCCCCACCCAGACGATCGGCAGCGCCGCCGTGCAGCAGGTGGGCGGCATGGTGTTCACCGTGGAGCGCAACCCGCTCCTGGTGGGCGAAAAGCGATTCGATACCTACGACTTGATGCTGCGCAACACCACGATTGTGGCTGCCGGCGTCCGTCTGTTCCTGAACCTCCTCGCCCGCGCGGAATGGACCATCAACCCGGCCGAGGGCGAGGAGGACAACCCACGCGCCCAGGAGATTGCCGACCTCGCCTACGAAATGATGTTCGACATGAGCACGCCGTGGAGCACGGTGGTGCGAAAGCAGGCCATGTATCGATTCCAGGGCTTTGCCGTCCAGGAATGGACCGCGAAGAAGCGGGCCGATGGCGCGATCGGAATGCTGGACGTGGAAAATCGGCCCCAGCGCAGCATTTCCCGGTGGGACCTGGACCAATCCCAAACCGTCCAGGGCGTCTACCAGCGTGGCACCGACATGAAGGAGGTGCTGCTGCCGCGCGGCAAGATCATCTACAGCGTGGACGACACCCTCACCGACAACCCGGAGGGCCTGGGCCTCTACCGCCACCTGGCCGACACGGCGCATCGGCTCAAGAACTACCTGGACCTGGAGGAAATCGCCTACGAAACCGACCTCCGGGGCATCCCTGTCGCGCGCGCACCGCTTGAGGAGCTGCGCCAAGAGGTGGACCAGGCCGGGCCAGCCGGATCGGACGCGCACGCGAAGGCGGAGGCCACGCGATCGGCCAAGCTCCAGCCGCTCAAAGACTTCATCACGCGCCACATTCGCAACAAGAAAATGGGCCTGCTGTTGCCGTCCGCCACCTACGTGTCCCAAGGCAACGACACCCAGACGCCCTCCTCCGTGCAGAAGTGGGGCCTGGAACTTCTCCAGGGCGACAGTCAGTCGATCGAAGCTATCGCCCAGGCCATCAACCGCCTGAACGCGGAAATGGCGCGGGTCCTGGGGTGTGAGCACCTTCTCTTGGGTGCCGACGGCTCCGGCAGCCTTGCCCTGGCCAAGTCCAAGGTGGGCACGTTCTACCTCACCGTGACTTCCACCCTGTCGGAGCTGGTAGAGGTGTTCGAGCGCGATTGGTTGATGCCACTGGCCGAGCTGAACGGATGGCCGCCGGAGCTGATCCCCTCGCTGGGCGTCCAGGACATTACCGACCAGGACGTGGCAGAGGTTGCCGACGTGCTGGCCAAGCTCGCCCAGGCCGGCGCGACGATCCTGCCCAGCGATCCTGCCGTGGGCGAACTCTACGACAAGCTGGGCCTTACCCGGCCGCCCGAGGACGCCATGCAAATGGATGCCTCGTTGAACCCGCGCCGCAACGACCCGGTGGACCCGGAGAACGCCCAGGTGGCGAACCCCGACGAACAGGCCCAGGTGCAGAAGCGCCGCATGATTTGGTCTACCCGGTCGAAGGCGCGCCGGATCAAGGCCGACATTCGCAAGCGCGCCGAACTGCGAAAGGCGGCATGACATGGCCAGCGTGACGATCGGCACCCGCACCTATGACAGCTACAGCAACGTGGATGACGCCGACGCCTATCTGGCGGCCGATGCCGTCCGCGCCGCCGCCTGGGCATTGCGCAATGCCGACGCCAAGGCGCGCGGCCTGGTGACGGCAACCCGCATCCTCCAGGGCTTGGCCTGGTGCGGCGAAGCCCCCAGCTTCACCGACACGCCTGGCGTGGTGGTGGACGTAACTGCGCTCCTGGCCGCCGATGGCCTGGCCAATCCGCGCGTGTTCCAGAATCCGGCAGGCACCCTGCCCAAAGGGGTGAAGACGGCCCAGGCCGGCAAAGCGTCGGTGGAGTTCTTTGGGCTGGTTGGCCAGGCAGCAACCCCCGCCATGGGCCTGCCCGAGGCGCTCTGGGCGATGCTCAAGAATGCCGGACTGGTGGGTTGCACGGCTGCTGTCACTCCCAACGACGGGCCGTTCGTGTCCGGGATCAGCAGCGGGGAATGCGACCGCTACCCCTATGGCGGCGTATTCTGGGACGATGATTGCCGGCGGGGGGGCTGCTAAGTGGGCAATCCCATCATGGGCGTGGACATTGCCGGCATCATTGCCGACGTGTTCGGGGGCCAGCTCGCGGACGTGATCGTGACAAAGCGCACGCGCGGCGCACGCGATCCCCAGGCTCTCACCGCCGGCCGCCCCGTCGTCCCCCAGGTGTTCGACGGCATCACGGGGTTCTGGGACGATTACACTGGCCTGCCGCCTGCTGGCATCGAGCTCAAGCTGGGCGATCGGCGCGCGGTTCTGATCGGTGACACTATCCCCGCCGGCCTTGTGGTGGAAAAGGACGACGCCATCACAATCGAAGGGCAAACGCTGTTCATGGTGCAGCTCGAATCGCGGGACCCGGCTGCCGCTGTCTACGTCTACCAGTGCCGCGATCGGGGACCGGCCCAGCCGGGAGCGTAAGACGTGGCCGACTATGTGGACGATCCCGCCAAGCGACTGAACGACTTGCTGGACCAGCAGGAGGTGCGTATTGCCACCGTGTTCCGCACGGCGATAGCTGCGCTCAAAGACGAAGTGGACCTGGACGAACTCGCGGACCTGATCCAGCAAGGCCGCCTGGAGGAAGCCTTGGGCCGGCTCCAGGAGGCAGCCGACAAGGTGAGCATTGCGACCAATGTGGCCTTTGTCACTGCCGGCCAGTCCACTGCGCAGCTTCTCGCCACCGCCAATGTTGGTCGACTCGTGTTCGACCAGGTGAATGTGCGCGCCGTTGCCGCAATGCAGGCGAACCGCCTGGAGACGGTGCGCGAGTTCACGGCCGAACAGCGCCGCGCGACCAGCGCCGCCCTGGTGTCTGGGGTAGAAGCCGGGATCAACCCACGCGACCAGGCCCGCAACTTTCGCGACAGCATCGGCTTGACGGAGAACCAATGGCGCGCCGTCGCCAACTATCGCACTGCCCTGGAGCGTGTCGGATCAGACCCGGAAGCCCAAGCGGTGGCGCTCGGCCGCGCGCTGCGCGATCGGCGCGGGGACGCTCAAGTGAACCGCGCGATTCGCGATGGCAAGCCGATCCCCAAGGAAAAGGTGGACTGGCTGGTAGAGCGTTATACCGCCCGCTACGTGAAATATCGTGCGGAGGTGATCGGCCGGACAGAGGCGCTGCGCGCTGTCCACCAGGGCACGGAGGAAATGTATGCCCAGGCGATCGAAAACGGGGAGCTGCGCGCCGAACAGATCGAGCGCAAATGGGTGACGCGCCTGGATGGCCGGGAGCGGCGAACCCATAAATTCCTGTCTGGGCAAAAGCGGGGTTGGGGTGAGCCGTTCGTGACGGAGCATGGCACCATTCGCTACCCCGGCGATCCCGACGCCCCAGCCTCCGAAGTCATCCAGTGCCGTTGCGCCCTCGCCACGCGGATTAAACTGCGCTGAAACGCGCCCACTATCCCCCGTGCGCAACTCGCGATATATGGATGGACAAGCGGTCCAGACGCACAAGCGCAGACAGCCCTCCGCCAAGTCGAAAACAATGGCCTGGAAACAGGCGCGGAGACTGAACCTTGGCGACTGTTGCAACCTCGCAAATCCTCAAAGTGGACGTGTCGCACGGCCTGGTGTTCGGCTTTGCCATCGTGTCGAAAGTCAAGAATGACGCGGGCGAGCTGGAGGACTATTACGACCTGAACGTGGACCATGCCGGCCCGCACGCCGGCAAGCGCGTGCCCGAGAACATCACGGAGGAGGCCATGTTCAAGGCTGCCGTGGATGCGGCCAGCCAGGGCGTGCAAATGGCCGGCAACGACATGCACCAGGGGGACGACACCGGCACGTTCTACTTCATGTTCCCCCTCACCACCGAAATTGCCAAGGCCCTGGAAATCGACACGCCGCGCACGGGGTTGCTGGTGGCCTACAAGCCGGAGCCGGACGTGCTCGCGAAGTTCCAGGATGGAACCTACACCGGGTTCAGCATGGAGGGCGCGCGGGTGACTTTTGAGGAGGACGACGATGGCAATTAAGCGCCGCCTTACCGCGATCCGCCTGGACAAGATTGCCGCCGTCGATCGGCCATGCCAGCAGCACGCCACCGTGGCGATTATCAAGCGAGCGCCCCAGGGCGAGGTGCCGCCGGCTATTGCCAAAAAGACGTTCCAGGAGGCACTGCAAGCCCAGCTCGTAAGCGAGAAAATCAGCGAAACATTCTGGCGCGCTTTCGAGAACCAATGGGCCGTGCGGGATGCTTTCCGGTGCGCCCTCACCGATGAAATTGCCGAAGGTGGCGACGGTTCGGAAGCCGTGAGTGGCTTCACCGACGCCATGCAACAGATTGCCTCGCTGGCTGCCGGTGCAGCCCGCGAAGCTGCCAACACTGACGACGCCACGCTGGAAGCTGCCGTCGAAAGTGCCGTGTCCAAATGGCTACAGCAGGAGAAGCCGACCATGAAGAAGTTCACCACCCTGGCGGCCCTCTCGGCTGCCGTTTCGTCGTTCGCTGTCGCGAAGTCCACCGCCCAGGACGCGCAGGACATTCTCGATTCGGCCGAGGGCCTGGGCGAAGCCGGCCTGGCGCTTCTGCCGGCCGATGGCCCGATCGCCAAGCGTGGGCCGGTCGCCAACACCGAAGTGGACTTGCTCAAGCGCCAGGTCGCCGTGCTGTCCATGCCGTCCGACGTGCGCAAGCACTTCGACGGCCTGGGCGCGGACGCCCAGACGGCCTTCCTGGCGAAGTCGGCCGATGCCCAGAAGGCCGAGGTGGAGGCTGCCAACGCCACCGATCCCGTGGTCTACAAGTGCGCCGATGGCACCGAAATCCGCAAGTCGGATGGTGCAGCGGCGCTCATGTTCGCCAAGAAGTTCGACGCCCAGGAAGGCAAGATCGCCAAGCTGGAAAGCCAGGTGGGCGAGGACAGCATCAAGAAGCGCGCGGCCGAGTTCACCAATCTGCCGAACGCGGAAGGGATCGTGAAGGCGGCCGACCTCATGCCGGAGGGCGAACGCGCCGGCTACCTGGATGCGATGCGCGCCGCGAACAAGGCGGCGACTCCGCGCTTCCAGCGCCTGGGCAATGCTGGCGGCGGCGCGTCGATCGAAAAGGGCGCGGACGATCCCGAAACCCGCATGGGCGCGATCGTCAAGCGGTTCCGCGATGCCGACCCGGCGCTTTCGGAAGCCGCTGCCGTCGTGAAGGCGGCAGCGACGGCCGAATACCAGGAGGCCTACCGCGAATCGGTGGCCCACCAGCTCCCCGGCGAGGCCCAGTAAGCCGACCCACGTTCCCGGCCTCAACAGGAGTTTGACCAATGGCCATGTTCGAATCGATCAAGCCCCAGAGCTGCCGCGTCCAGGTGACCAACGGTGTCGCCGCAGCTCTGCCCAACCGCTTCTGCCGCGCTGTCGTGAATGGCGCGGTGGACGACCTCGTGGAAACTCACGTGCCGGGCGCTGCCGGCGCACCGGCCCAGGGTGTCCTGGCCATGCGCGCCACCAGCATCAACACCCGCGCGGACGAAACCTTCCTGGCCACCACCAGCTATGTGCGCCCCGATGGGTGCGAAGCGACGATCGAACTGGGCGAGGCTGTCACCCAGCGCGGTGCCGCGCTGCGCATCGGTGGCAACAGCACCGAAGTGGACGGCGCGGCCTATCTGGCGGACGCATCGGGCGATTACATCGTCGGCTATGCCAAGGAAGTCGGTGTCGTCGGCCAGATTATCCGGTTCGAGTTCATCAACGCCGGCCTGGTGCCGTAACCCACCCAACCCTTTCCCGAAGTCGCGCCGGGCGCGCGCCAAATTGAGGAGTCAAGACAATGCCCATGATTAGCCCGACGCCCGGCGACGTTCACGTCAATGGCACCCTGACCAACCTGTCGCTGGCCTACATGCAGAGCGAGGCCAATTTCGTCGCTGATCGCGTTTTCCCGAACGTGCCGGTGACAAAGCAGAGCGACATTTACTGGGTGTGGCCGCGTGACGCCTGGAACCGCGACGAAATGAAGCACCGCGCACCCGGTGCGGAATCGGCCGGCACCAATTTCGAGGTGGCGCAGGCCCCGTATTATGCGCCGGTGCAGGCGATCCACCACGACATCCCCGACCAGGTGATGGCGAACGCGGACAACCCTCTGGCCTATGACACGGCAGCCACCAACCTGGTGAGCCGCAAGGCGCTCATTCGCCGCGAATCGTCCTGGATCAGCAACTATTTCGTGCTGGCCAAGTGGACACTGGGCAGCATCGGCGGCTCGGCCCGCTCCTCCAGCTACAACCCGGCCGACAGCTCCAGCTCGAACGCCAACCGCACGTTGCTCTACTGGAACAACGCCGCATCCACGCCGATCGAAGACATGCGCCGCGCAATGACCTATGTGCAGCTTCGCTCGGGCGGCTTCCGCCCCAACAAGCTCACCCTGGCCCGCCCGGTTGCAGACGTGCTGTTCGATCACCCGGCGGTGATCTCGCGCCTGCCCACCGGCACCGCAGACCAGCCCGTGACCGCAAACGAGCGCACGCTTGCCGCAATCCTGGGCCTGGATGAGGTGCTCATCATGGACGGGATCGTGAACGCGGCGAAGGAAGGGCTGGCCGAAAGCAACCAGTTCTATGGTGGCAAGTCGGCCCTGCTGACCTATTCGCCGGCCCAGCCCACGCTCATGACGCCCAGCGCCGGCTACACGTTTTCGTGGACTGGCTACCTGGGGATGACCCAGAACGGCACCCGCATCAAGCGGTTCTACCTGTCCAAGGAAGCCAGCACGCGCGTCGAAGCGGAGGTGGCGTTCGATCAGAAGTTGACCGGCACCGACCTGGGCTTCTTCTTCGACAACATCATTCAGTAACCGGGCGTCCCCCGGTAGTTTGTAGGCGGCCCGGCTTGAAAGAGCCGGGCCGTTTGCGCATCAAGCGGATATGGAAAAGCAGAGATACCGCCGCGTTGAACCAGACACCGTTCAAGGGCTTTGCCTGAAATGTGGGGAACGGCCACAACGCAAAAAGGGAATGACCGCCCGTGGCCAGGCATATAGCAACCTATGCGGAAGGTGCAGCCATGAGCGCAACCCGATGCCGCCAGATCGCGCTAAAAGGCGGTGGGCTAAGGAAGGCCGTCACGCCTCCGATTATAGAGCCACAAAAGGGCCAGTGTGTGAAAGATGCGGCTTTGTCCCAGAAGATGCCTGCCAGCTCGACGTGGACCATAAGGACGGCAATTCTGCGAACCACGATCGCCAAAATTTGCAAACTCTATGCGCCAACTGTCACCGCCTGAAAACCAAGCGTAACCGCGACGGCTATTATGCTATAGATCGCCGCAAGAAATAGGAGACTTCCAATGCCAATCAAGCGCCTCCCTTCCCAGTTCGATTCCAGCCGCCCCCTGGTGGCCACTCGCTTCTTCCCCGCCCATGACATGGATTTTCAGCCTGGCCAGGCGGTGAACCTCACCCCCCTGGGGGACGAACGCCAGGACGGCACGCTGGAGACGGACACGGCTCTGCGCCTGTGGCTGGTGGGATATATCGACTATGAGTCGAACTATCTGCCCACCCCTGCCGAGACGGCGGAGGAGGAAGCCGCCCGCGTCGTTGTCCTGGAGGAGCTGGGCGGCGGCTGGTATCTGATCACCACGCCCTGGGGGCCGGAAGGCGAGCGCATCCAGGGCAAGGATGCGGCCGAGAAGCGCCGTGCAGAGCTGATCGCCAAGGGCAACACCAAGGGCGTGACGATCACCGGCGGCGACGGCGGTTGGTATGAAGTCAATGCACCCTGGCTGTCCGAACCGATCAAGGTGCAGGGCAGCGAGGCAGCCGCCGTCGAGGAAGCCATGCTGATCCAGGATGGCCCGCCGGCAGGCTGGAAGCCGGAAACGGAGGAGGAGAAGGCCGCGCGCCTCCAGGCCGATGCCGATCGCCAGGCGGCGGCGGAGGAAGCCGAGCGCAAGGCCGAGCAAGACGCGATCGACGCGGCCGAGCGCGATCGTGCCGCCGCGTTGGAGGCTGCCGGCATCACTGTCACCGCGAAGGGTGGCGGCTATTACGAGGTGGCCTCGCCCGCCCTGGAGGAGCCGGCCAAGGTGCGCGGCAAGGACGCGGTTGACGCCAAGGTGGCCGAGCTGCTGGCAGCGTATCAGGCGACCCTGGGCGACAGCGGCAACCAGCAGGAAGCCGCCAAGCTGGAACCGGTGGAAGGCGATGCCGCTCTGGTGCTGGTGACGGTGGGCGACAACGATTGGACCGTCACCGCTCCCTGGCTGGACGCACCGGAAGTCTTCTCCACCGTGGAAGCGGCAGAGGCCCGCCAGGCCGAGCTGCGCGCCGCCGGTGCCCCGGAGGGATGGACGCCGCCGGCTGGTGAAGGTGCCACCGCCGAAGCGCCGGCCGAAGGCGTTGCCCAGGCAAAGGCCGAAGGCGAGGCGTAATGGCTTCTGGGTCCGCCATTATTGTCGATGGGCAGATCGACATCATTATCGCGGACCTGGAGGAATACACGCGCCTGGAGGTTGTCGCCCTGTCGTTGAACATGGTGGCCAACCTCCAGGAGGAGCCGCCTCTGGGCACGCCAGTGGATACGGGCTGGGCGCGTGCGAACTGGCTGCCCAGCGTTGGACAGCCGAAGGAAATGGATGCGAAAGCGGAAGAACCCACCCCTGCCCAGGTGGCCGCCCGCGCCAAGGTTGCCCAGGACGGATTGAACGAAGTGCTGGCCTGGAAACTGGAAGATGGCCCGATCTTCGCCACCAACAATGTGCCCTATATCGGCGCGCTGAATGCGGGCCATAGCAAGCAATCGCCGCGCGGCTTTGTGCAGTTCGCCTTGGAAAAGGCCGTGAAAGACACCGATGCCGCTGCCGCGCGGAAAGGATCACGTAATCGCCGCGCCGCCGCATTCCGCGAGCGCACCGGCAAGCCACCCAGAAAGCCCGGCCGATGATACTGCCCACCACGAACGGCACCACGATCAACCAGGCGCGCGAGGCGCTCTATGCTCATTTCCTGGCCAACTGGAATGAGTTGGTAATGGTGCTGCTGGAGGCCTGGGGGCTATCCCTGCCGGTGCTCACCGGCCAGCCTCTGGTGCCCTATGCCTTGGGGGATGAAACCATGGAGCCGCCCAACGGCCCCTGGGTGCGCCTCACCGTCCGCCATGGCCCCACGTCCCAGGAGACGCTTGGAACATGCGGGAACCGCAATTTTGAGCGCCTGGGGCGTGTGTTCGTCCAGGGTTTCGACGTGCCAGGCGGTGACGAACGGACGCTGGACCTGGTAATGGAGGCCGTGCGCCAGGTGTTTGAGGGGCGCACGATCCAGCCCCTGGCCATCCGCTTCAATGCGGTAGAAGTTTCGGAGCTGGGCGTGATAGAAGGTGGCCGGTGGCAGGCGGCTCTTGCGGAAGCTCCGTTCGATTACACCACCAGAAAATAGGAGGACGGCATGGGCCGCGTTACGACCAACAGCACGACGATCAATGTAACCCGCGAGGCCAGCCTTGGCGTCCTCGCTGCAACCCCGGCCTGGTATGAGCTGGAGCCGAACACCATCAACAAGTTCGGCACCACGATTGCCAAGACGGAACGCACCCCGATCAGCCGCGCGCGCACGCGCCGCAAGGGCGTGGTGACGGACCTGGATTCGGGTGTCGAAATGGAAGCCGACGTGACGCTGGAAATGCTCCGCTATTTCGTGGAGGGCTTCCTGTTTGCGCGTGCCGTCGGTGGCGACGTGTTCTTTCCCACGGCTTCCACCTCCAGCGGCTTCACGGTGCCGGCGCTCACCAGCACCCAGGCGGGAAAGCTGATTTACAACGCGAGCGGGGCCAAGTCCCTGATCTACTCGCGCGGCTTCGTGAACGACGTGAACAACGGCCTGGAGCTGCTGTCCGCTGCCGTCACTGCCGGTGGCACGAATATCCCGGTGACCGGCAATGTGGCCGAAACCCCTGGCGCAAACACGCTGGTGTCCGCATCGGTGGCCGGTATTCGTGCGGCGGCCGGTGATCTCAAGATCGACGCCCAGGGCAACATCACCAGCACCGCCCTGGATTTCACCACCACCGGGATCACCGCCAACCAGGTGATCCACGTGGGTGGCGTCTCCGTCACCAACCAGTTCTTCAACACGGCCAATATCGGCTTCGCGCGCGTTGTGAGCGTTGCGCCCAACAAGCTCACCCTGGCCAAGCGCGACCAGGCGTTCGTGGCCGACGATGGCACCAGCACCGGCAGCGGCGGCACGCCAATCTCGGTAGACCTCCTGTTTGGCAGCTTCGTGCGCAATGTGCGCGTGGGCGATGCCGACTATCAGGAAACGCCCTACCAGTTCGAGAACGTCTCCCCGAACCTCATGGCCGGCGGCCTCACCGGCTACGAATACGCCATTGGCAACTGGGCAGATGCGCTTTCCATGACGATCCCGCTTACCGGCAAGGCCACCATGTCCATGGGCTTCGTCGGCCTGGACACCACCAGGCCCACCAGCACGCGCGCGGCCCAGGCGGCCAATGCAAAGGCCGGGGGACGCACAACGGCATTCGGCACGGCATCCGACATTGCCCGGCTGCGCGTCCAGGACGTGGACGAAACCGGCCTTACCACCGATTTCAAGTCCGTTACCTTCACCCTCACCAACAACGTGGCCGGTGAAAAGGTGATCGCCAAGCTGGGGCCGAAGTATCTGAACGCCGGCAACATCGAAGTGGACGTGGAAACCCAGCTCATCTTCTCGAACCCGGACGTAATCGAGCGCATCCGCTGCAACCGCACGGTGGGCCTCGACTGGGTGCTGCGCAATGGCGACGGCGGGGCGGCGTTCGACCTTCCCACCGGCACCCTTGGCGGCGGTGGGCGCGAATATCCGGCCAACCAGTCGGTGTTGATCAACACCACATTTGCCGCATAACAGAACGACCCCGCCCAGGGCTTCACGTGCGGCGTATCGTTCTTCCCCGTGCTCCCGCCGGTGGCGTGCGCATAGGCTGACAGCGACACCAGCGTAGGATAAAGAGGCAGGGCCAGGGGGAAACCTCTGGCCCTTTCACTATCCAGGAGCGCAACGCATGGCCGACTTCTCAAACCTCAAGCCGCTGCACATTTCGGCGGAAACACTGGCCGAATACACCTTTGACGACATTCCGGGCGAGCCGAGCATCTGGCTTGCTCCGGCGACCGATGCCAACCCACAATACCAGTCGGAACGGCTGCGTGTGTCGATCGAACGCGCCGAAGCGGCCGAGAAGGCCCCGCGTAACCGCAAGCGCAAGGTGGTCCTGACAAACGAAGATATTGAAGCCGATCGCGAGCTGGACCGCGAGCTGCTGGCCCGCTGCTGCGCGAAGAAGTGGGGCACCCCGCCGGTGGACGCCAATGGGCAAACGCCGGGGTTCAGCGAGGCAAACTGCTATGATTTCTTCAAGGCGTTGCCCAACTATATGTTCGACCCGCTCCGCAATTTCGTGGCCAATCCGTTCAATTTCGTGCCGCGCACCGGGATCAGCGAGGAACAGGCGCGCGAGCTGGGAAACGCCTAGCCGAGCGCCTGGCCTGGGAGCTGCGCTATGAACGCGACGGCTTCCAGGTCGAAGCTGCCCGCAAGAAAAAGCGCGCTCTGCCGGACTGGTATAAGGATCAGCCGGCAGAGGTGCGGGGGGTAGATTTCTTCTATGATGCCTTCCGCGACCTGGCGACATGCCGCGCACCAGACGGCCCTATCCCGTGGACGGCTGCTATGGCATATGCCGACAGGAAGGAGTTGCCCCGCGACCTGGCCGACACCTTGTGGACTGTGGTGCGATTGATGGACAACGCGGAGCGCCGCTGGCGGCTGGAGCAACTGGAGGAAGGCAGTGGCTGAATATCGGATCGTCGCCAAGGTGGACCCCTCCGGGGCGACGGCCGGAGCCTCCAAGGTTAAGCAGGAGTTGGCCGGGATCAGCTCGGCCGCTGCCGCCACAAAAACCGCCATTGACCGCAGCTTCGACCAGGCTGCCTTTGACAAGTCGATCGGGGCGCTAATCACGCGCCTGGACGGCCTGGAAAAGGGCCTGGGCGAGGTTGTCACCAGCAATGGCCAGATTGTCGCGTCCAACAACGCCGTGGTCAAATCCATGGATGCCGTGGCGTCCTCCGCTGGCCGCGCCGCAAGTGCCACGAACAGCCAGGACTCCGCAAATAAGAAGGCTGCCCAGTCCGCCCGCGACCAGGATGCCGCACTCCGCCGCGTCCTCCAGGCCACCGATGCGGAGGCCTTAGCCCTCCAGCGCATGAATCAGCTGCTGGCCGATGCCAAGCGCCTGTTCGACGCCGGCAAGATCAGCCAAGAACAATTCACCCGCGTGCAGAAAATGGGCGCGGATATGGCCAACAACGTCACGGAAAAAACCGGGGCGCAACGTATGGGGATGCAGCAGCTCGGCTATCAGTTGGGCGACGTGGCCACCATGTGGAGTTTGGGGGCAAAGCCCGCCCAGATTTTTGGTAGCCAGATTGGGCAGATTACCCAGGCCGTTCAGCTCATGTCCGGCGGCACCAGCAAGTTTGCGGCCTTCCTGGGCGGCCCTTGGGGGATCGCCCTGTCGGTTGCGCTGATTGTCCTAGCCCCGTTCATCGGCAAGCTCCTGGAGGGCAACGACGCCCTGGACGATGCGGTGCAAAAGCTGCGCAAGGATGCGGAGGAGACGGAGACAAACCGCAAGGCCAAAGAGGCGTTCATCCGCACGACGGAAGGCCAAATTGACACCATCCGCCGGCTGAACGATGAACTGGACAAGTCCATCCGCACCCAGCGCCAGCAGCAGCAAATGACGGTGGTGCAGGCGCAGAACGCGGTGGATGGCCTCCGTAATGGTCGAGCTGGCCAGGTGTCCGCGATTGATCGCCAGCGCGAGCTGGTGCGCGGATATAACGAGCAAATTATGCACCCTGGCGCGATGCAGTCAGAGGCCATGCTGGGCCTGGTGATGGCTGCCGCCCAGGCGGAAAAGAAGCTCAAAGAGATGGAGGACCAGCTCCGCAAGACGGACAAGGCGATTATTGACGGCGAGGAGGCCGTGCGCAAAGCCCAGATTCCGCTGATCCAGTCAGACGTGGAGGCTAGTCTAGACAAGAAGGCGGCGGCAGCGCGTCGCTACACCATCGAACTGGGCCGCTTGAACCTCCAGCTTTCGATTGGTGCAGGACGCCAGCGCACCATCAATTTCCAGCAGAACGACGGCACGTTCAAAGAGGGCACGCTGCGCGGGATCGACCGCAACACTTATCAGCGCGAGTTTTCCCGGATCACAGCCGCCAAGGAGAAGGCGGAAAAGGACGCGGCCGAGGAGGAGCGCAAGCGCAATGCCGCATCTCGCGCAACCGATGGCGTGGCCCGCTTCCGCACGCGCCAGCAGGCTATCGGGATCGCCGGCAATGAACTCCAGCGGTATGGCTTGAACGTCGGGGAAAATGAGCAGTTCGGGGGCGTGAAGGGCCAACACCCCGGCATGGGAGCGGACCATGCCAAATATGCTATCGACGTGAATAGCGGCACGGGCGTGGTGGAAGCCAATGCGCCGGACCTTCGCGCCAAGTTCGACCAGCTCGCCAAGTCCTATCAGCGGCGCGGCTATCGCGTCCTGTGGAACGGCTGGGTGTATGAGGCGAACGGCAACGGTCCGACGCGCCGCATTCCGGCAGGCCAGAATCAGCACCACGATCACATGCACGTGGAGGCTCCCCAGTCGATCGTGGGCAAGGCCACCCAGGCGGGTGCGGCCTCCGACGAAATTCGCGACGAAAACGCGGCCCAGCGCACGGCCGAACAACAGCGCGACTTCGTGTCTGGGATCGTGGACGCTGCCGCCGCGCGAGGCCAGCCGAACCGCGCGGACAATGTGCAAGCCCAGGTGAAGAAGGCCCAGGACGACTATAAACGCCGCTTCAACGCGGCCATGTCGCCGGAGGACACCAAACGCATCACTGGCGCGCTCACCGACGCCGAAGCGCGCGAGACGGCCAAGCATTTCGATGACGCCTATGTGCAGCCCCTGGAGCGGCTGCGCGCGCTCCAGGGCAAGGTTGGCCTGGACCGCGAGGTGTTGAACCGCCAGCTTGAGGAAAGCACCCGCCTGGGCCGCGAATTGACGCCCGTGGAGGCCCAGCAGATCGAGAACAGCGTGCGCCAGGGGGATGCCCTCCAGCGACAGGCACAGGTGCTGAACGATTTGCTGGCGTCGGGTGCGATCACCCAGACCACCTATAATTCCCGGATCGCGGACCTGGGCGGCGCGGCGCGCGGCCTGTTGAGCAACATGCCTGGTGTCGATCCCGGCACCGGCAAGGAATACAGCCGGATCGGCGCGGAATCGGAGGAGGATGCCCGCTACGCCAAGGAGCAAGAAGCCACCGCCAACAACCGCGAGGAGCTGTTGCGGATTGGCATAGACTACGACGCCCTGGTGGAAGCCCAGGCGAAGCGCCACGCTGAAAACATGAAGAAGATTGCCGATGCAGAGCGCCTGGCGCGCATCGGCGCGGCCCAGTCGATCGCGGACAGCCTCCTGGATATTGCGCGCAACAGCGTCGGGGAACAGTCCGGCATCTACAAGGCGCTGTTCGTCGCCAGCAAGGCCTTTGCCATTGCAGACGCCAGCATCAAGGGCGGCCAGGCCCTCGCCCAGGCGCTGTCGCTGCCATTCCCGGCCAACCTGGGGGCTATCGCCACGGTGGCCGCGTCGGTGGCGACGATCGTGCAGAACATCCAGGGCATTGCCCTGAACCTGGCCGACGGTGGATACGTGTCTGGGCCGGGTGGCCCGCGTTCCGACAGCATCCCCGCCAACCTTTCCAATGGGGAGTTCGTCGTCAACGCTGCCGGGACGGCGCGCAACCGCGCGCTGCTGGAGGCGATCAACAGCGGCGGCATGATCCGCCGCACTCGCCAGGCATCAAACGACACCGCTGCACTGTCCGCTGGCAATTCCAGGCCGCGCGTCACCGTGCAGCAGCATCCTGGCGTGGCCGTGGAGACGCGGGAGAACGTCACCACGGGCGACGTGGAAATCATTGCCCAGCGCGTCCTGGAACAGCATGGTGACCGCGTGTTCGCTTCCGCCCTGGATCGGCCAAACTCGCGCAGCAGCAAGTCGATTCGCCGCAACACGACTGCCCGGAACCGCAAGACATGACGCTGCCAAAGCTCAACCTCCTGCCAGCACAGGACAGCTACAGCATGGACGATGCGGACGACGCGGTGTTGCGCGCCAAGGTATCGGCTGGCCCCTCTCGCACGCGCCTGGATATGCTGGGGGCCACGGCTTCCGTGAACGCCACGCTCCAGCTTGATCCCGGCGAATATCAGTATTGGCGGGCGTTCTTTCGCACCACGATCGCGGAAGGCTCCTTGCCTTTCACAATGGGGTTGCTGCTGGATTATCCAGACGTGGTAGATCACGAAGTGAAACTGGCTGCTGCGCCCCGCCTGTCTGGCCAGCGTGGCTTGCTCTACGTTGTCCAGCTCCGACTGGAGGTTAAGCCTATGCCTCAAGACGAAGATTCCGACGGGGCGATTGCCATGCTCTATGAAGAATATGGCGATACGGCCTACGCGATGCTGGTGGACCTGGAACACCTGGTGAATGTCGATTTGCCCGCTGCAATGGGGTAGTGTGCCCCGATGGGCACCTATAGCGAATATTTCCTGAACAGCCGGTCCAACGTCGTCCAGCTTGAGCTGGTGGAGTTGACGCACCCGAATTTTACCCAGGCTTATCGGATCGTGCGCAATGCCGCCGATGGGGTGACGGTGGACCTGTCGCCGGCAGAGCAGGACGTGGAGTTCGTCTACTATCCCGCGAAGATCGAACAGCAGGGCGCGCGGGACGACCTGGACAGCTCCATCCGCATGGACCTGGGCGACCTGGGCGAGGTGGTGCCCACGGAGATTGATGCGGTTTCCGAAGCTGGGGGTTTCATGACGAA